AGCAAGGTCGTCCTTGTTTCTCTTCCTGGGGCGATAGCTTTGAGCGGAACCGCAGTTTGAATCTCGCGTTCATGTCACTATGATAATACTTGACTTTACGTCCGGTAACATCAGAAGTTAATGAACAATATGGTATAGGACCATAATGTGTTTCGAGTAACTTCCATAAAAAGCTTGATAAGCAAGGAAGCCACTCTAACGCATTAGCGTATTGTACATAAGATTCATAAACGGTAGGTAATGATAATCGCGGCGCGAAATACGTCCTAAATCGAACGGGCGTAACGTCGTGCCCGTTGTATGCGTCAACGCCACAAGATTCGCGGAAATTCCCAAAGCAAAAGGATTTACTCTTATTAACTTTGAGACCAGCGGATTCCAATCCACTGATGATCGCCAGATAGCTTTCGCTATCTCCAATCAGATCGTCACCGTATACAAACGTATTCGCTAGTGCACTAGTCATGCGGGAACCGTTCAGCGTTACAGCTGAAGCGACGGAAACTGCCCAAACGGTAAGTGCAAGTATAGGAAAGCAAACGCGGCTGCCCATGGCAGCAAACTTTTTCAAGTGAATGATTTCACCGTAGAAGTCAACGCTCTTAGTCCTAACAGAAAGGAGATATTCGAGCAGTTCAGTTTCAGCGAATAGATACTTTACGAGATCAAGGGAAACAAGGTCAGAAGCATCTTTCAAGTCCATACAAAATTTATCTTTCGTAACAGAACTTTCCATAGCTAAATTCCCATTAACCCCCTGGTTAGTAAAGTTTACCCGCCCTCGAGTCAACTTATGCGACTCAACGTAGTCGTAGATCCTAGACATGAGGCAACCTTGGAGATATATATGCTCCTTCGGTTCCATGGCAATGCCACGGCGACCACGTGAATCTTTGGGTACATAATATTGACGTGCGACACCATATAAAGCGCGTCTAATTTGAGGCTTTTCAGCAAGAAAATCCTCGTAGTGCTTATCATTGACAAAAAAGAAATTTTTATAGTCAAAAAGCACGTCAAGATCTTCATAGAGGATAAAATCCTCCCATCGCGCATCTGTGTTCTCCTTACCAGCCACTGCTCCAGAGGAATGATGCGGCTTAAGGCCGTCCAAACTCAAGTCTTCAAAAAGAAGAGTAATCAACTTTTTTGCGAGGACAAGAGTCTCATTTGGGACAACGGGCTGGATATATGCTTCATTGGCGAGGTACGCGTCGCGCTCCGGGAAAGTGCCATCATCCACAACTTCAGCTTCATACTTATAAAACAAGTAGCAAAACTGTCGTATATATCTTATAGCACTAACATTTGGAGTTAAACGCAATCTACCGTCAAGCTCGAAAATCTGAATTAAAACTTCTCTCAGAAATGGGGGAAGACATTTGCTGTTTTCAAAGCAAAAGAATCCAGATTCGAGACCAACCTCTATGGCTTTGCCTAAGGCTGGTAGGTATTTAGAAACGAAGGAGAACCCTTCATTCTTCAGACGACCCTCGAACGTATTCCACGTAAGCCTTGACTGCCTGGTAAACCAGGAAGAGTAGACCTGCAAGGAATTTAAGTTTTGAGGAATTAAGAAATTCGGGTCGCATTTGAGTATAACCTCGGCATCCGCTAACAAGTTTTTATACGAGTTAGCAACTAGAAATAAATCGCTTCCAGTAATCCTACTTTTCAAAATTGCCTCCAAGGACAAAATCTTAGGTGGTTACTAGCTGAGTTGGATTAGGCTTCGTCGTTTGCGAAAGCGGCGATAGCACCTGACAAAGACAGGAGACTCTTAATCTCAGTCAATAAATCAGTCAGGACAGCGACATCTTGCTTGTCAGATGGGACGCGCAGAGTTATTTGCACAACCGAAGAGACAGGCGCGAGGCCAGTAGAGTCCGTATGGGTTATCGAGATCACAGAATTCCGTATACCTTTGGTAACGGTGCTTGCACGGCGCATGACGCGCTGTGTCCCTTCAGTCCCACGATTCGACAATTTCATGTCAGCAGGGGTCGAACCCCCAACGATGGGATAGAAGATCTCAGAACCAGTAACCTTACTGAGTTCTACAGATGATCCAAACATATTCTCACTCACTCATCCTTATGTATATGACTGGTAGCACATGCTTTTAGTGCTTTTTACCAGTATTACCCAATATAAGGGCGACCGCGTCAGCCCAGTTAGAGAAACTAAGGTCACCAAGGCCTGAAAACAAATCTTCGTATGTGGTGTGCAAACCGAGTGATCGGTCATAACGCACAATTTTCCACGTGCCGATATGTTCCCTGACTTGCGTAGTAGGTCCACCCAAGTAGAATAACTTGAGTGTAGTTACTTCCTTCGATGTTAAGCATACATCTGAGAAGTGCCATGCGCCCATGAATGGTTCAATCGAAAAAAGAGAAAGCCAATCTCCGACTGGTATCATCCAATCCAATACAAATGAGAAAGGAAGAGCATTCCACAGTATAGCTCCCGGGGAGTTAAACCCGAGTGATGCAAATAATGCACGCCACATAGTGTTAGCATCGTCTAACCCTTCAAGGTACTGGAATAAAGTAGTAGACGCATACAAGCTTGTCGTATGCGATCTCTCCCACTCATAATTCTGGTGAACCGACTCGAGGGATGGGGAAGATCCCCATGGTCCTGAAGCTGGTGGACCAGGTATAGTGTCGGAAATCTCGTACGCTTTTTGCTTGCGAGCTTTGAGGACACGCGTCTTACCGTTCTGCGACTTGAGGTATTCAATCCTCTTTGTCACTTCATTGATAAGGTTCGCGAGTTTTTCAAGATCCCCAATGAACGGCTTCCAACCAAAATCATATCTAAGGTAATTTCCCCCAGCGTTTTTAAGAGCATCTTTCTTCAAGCTAAGTTCTTTAAGCTTTGGAAAGAGGTCCTTAAATTCTTTGAGTTCATAAATGAAATTGGCTAATGAAACTTGCTCAGGCATCTGGCTCTTGAATTGACCAGCAGCTTTTAAACTGAAATCCCTGAGAACAGTACGCCCGTTCTTACGAACGGATGGTGTTAAGCCAAGTAAGTAATCCGCATTTATCCTTGGGAAAGGTCCTAGCATAATATTACCGGCACCATGATAATTAATCTTAGTGGGTACAAGAGAAGCATGACGGACGCCAAAGGACGTTACGGTAACATGCGAAGTAGGGTGGACTCGATTAGGAGAAGACTCTACCCACATATCATCAAGTGCGAGGACACACTCGTTGGGCCATTCGTAACTACCTAATGGTGGCCAGTAATACTGACCATAGATAGATCGAATGACTGACCGAAAGGGTCTTCGTTTCAACATGGCATAGCCTCCTTAAGGCTATAGTTATATGTGCTTGGTATAATCCCAAGCTCCATAGGAGGAAAACAACCCAGCGCTACAGCGCCAATGCGTACTTACGGTACGAGCGTGATAAGAATGACAGGGTGAAATGATTACTCACTACTCGTCAAACTTGAAGAATGGCCTACACGGAAGTGTAAGCCAAAATTGC